GCTCAACAGGACAAAAAAGCATTTCAGTTTTACGCTGTCGACCCAAAAGCCAAAGAAAGCGAACAATGGCAAGCGTTGAAGCAGACTGACGTCGAATCCCGAGACATATACGAATGGATTGTTCTAATATGGGCCATTGATAGAGGTTTGGCTATCCGCCCAGCCCGTGCTGTGACAAACACCGCTGCACGTGCAAAAGTTGACTTGGTGACAGGGAACAGAGCATTAGCCGAAGGCAATAGCAACATTATCCCTGACACTGTCAATATTAAGTTCCTACAGTTCAATAAGCAGGTTCCTGCTAAAGTCGATACAGGTGCTAACCTATCATCGCTTCACTGTGAGGAATGGAAAGTGAATTCTGGCAAGAACATGGTTGAGTTCCGTTGCGGCTTGTTATCCGAGAATACTATCCGCACCGAACTACTCGATCAGGTTGCAATTAAGACTTCCGAAGGTTCTGAGTATCGTCCGGTCATCGCTCTTAACATTGCTATCAATGGTAAGACAATGCAGAACAGCAAATTCAATCTCAATGATCGCTCTAGCATGCAAGACAAGATTCTTGTTGGACAGAACATTCTTGAGAAGGGTCAGTTCATGGTTGATCCAAACAAAGAACAAAACAGATTTGAAGATGTCGATTGGGACGCTCTGCAAGAGATGTACAAAGACGTAAAGATCATCGAAGAGTCTACTGAAGCCAATAATAAGAAAATTGATGACCTGTATCAGACGATGCTTGACTGTGATGTCACTATGTCGGACTTGGCTCATCACATACTCATCCAGGAGAAGTAATGGTTAAGTCACCGTTCTACGTGGTGCAGGATTTCCTGTCGCCGCTGCTATGCGACCAAATTGCTGACGATATAAACTTCATCTACCCAGACAAAGACCAAGACGGTGTTCCAATTAAATCGTTAAAGTCCCACGAGCGCTCCGAAGAAGTTATCTTCCAACACCTTCAGAGACAAATTCCTAAATTTGAATCACATTACGGACTCGAGTATCGTGGAACAACCACAATGATGTTTGAATGGTATCCTCAAGGATGCAAGGGTGAGCAGCCTCACTGTGAGAACAGCGACTATACGAGCAAGAAGTGGGTCCGCACAAAGGACAGAGACCTGACGGGTATCTTATTCTTGTGTGACTATCACGATCACGTTCCATTCGATGGCGACTTCGAAGTATATGGTGGTAAAGTTGAGTTTCCTCAACACCAGTTTGGTTTCAATCCTAACAGGGGCACGTTGATATTATTTCCAAGTGAGCCTCATTTCATCAACGGCACCACGCCAATACATGCAGGTGATTCGTTTCAAGTGAGATTCCACGTCGCTGCAAGTGAGCCGTTCCTATATGATCCCGCTGATTTTCCTGGCGATTACACGACTTGGTTTGAAGAAATAGCATAGTTGTCATACCCATCATTCTGTAGTATCATACTTGAATGAAATCTGTAAGCGTTATATTCGCGGCCGCTCTAATAATGGCCATCATATACATGTCTTTCGGCATGGGTGTGCAGGTGGGCCTTGGTCAAGGACAGACGAATACAATTGTGCTCCCACAACTCCCTGCCGCTCCTGTACCTGCAGAGCCTCCACCAGTTCTTCCCAAGGGTAACATTGAACACATGGATTATACTTTCTCCGATAAAGACGAAGAGTGTATGGCACTTAATATCTATTGGGAAGCAAAAAATCAAGATTTAAAAGGAATGCTAGCGGTCGGCTTGGTCACAATGCAACGAGTCCGTTCAAAACATTACCCAAGTGATGTTTGTGGAGTAGTGTGGCAGCAGAATAGGGACAGGAAGACAGGAAATCTAGTTGCCCAGTTCTCATGGACCCTAGATGGAAAATCCGACACCCCCAAAAACCAGAAAGCATGGGAACAAGCGAATAGGGTTGCTAGTTCATTTGCTGGTGACGGTGGTACTGTGAAAGACTTCACCGATGGTGCATATCTATACCATGCCTATTATGTCAACCCTTATTGGAAGAAGCATTACGAACAAACCGCAACAATAGGTTCTCACCTCTTTTACAAATAATGGTTGTCTCCCTAAAAGGACAGCCGTATAGTAACAACACAGAACAAAATAACACATAATTATAACAACAAGGAGAATACCTATGTCCCTACCAAGTAGCCCAAATGACCGCCAGAAGCTAAAGCTAGCCATCGTTGAAATCACCAACTGCATGCTCCGCATGGACAGTGAGCGTGACGCAATGAAGGAAATCATTTCCGAGGCAGCCAGCAAGTACGGCGTCGACAAGAAGATGGTTCGCAAGATTGCTACAACCATGTACAAGCACAACTATTCAGACGTTCAGCAGGAAAATGAAGAATTCGAGCTGATGTATGAAACACTGGTTGAGGGTCGCAAGAACGACGAAGAGGCCGCTTAATGAGCTACATCTCTGCCGAACGTAAGGGCGACGATGTAATAGTATGGAGTCGAAATGAGCACGGTGCACGTGAAATGGATACGCACCGTGCTCCATTCTATTTCTACGTAAAGGACCCTGACGGAGAACACGAAAGCATCTATGGCGACAAGCTCAAGAAGCTTGAGTTCGCTACAGGTGAAGAATTCAATGCCACTCGAAGCCAGTGCCGCAGTAGTGGTATTGAGATGTTTGAATCTGATTTGCCTGCTGAAGTCAAATACCTTTCACATAACTATTACAAAGTCCCTGCTCCAAAACTTAACGTAACAATGTTCGACATCGAGGTTGATTACGATAAGAAGATTGGATTCTCCACAATAGATAACCCATACGCTCCTATTAACTCCATCGCATTATATCACGACTGGGATCATAGGATGGTCGTATATGCTGTTCCACCAAACAAAGGTTCACAGGCACTATCTCCATCAGGAGAGCCATGGACTGATGAAGAGATGTGGACGGCGATGAATGAGGTTGAAGAGCTTCCAAAAGATTGTGAAGTGGAAGTATATCTCGTTAAAAATGAGAAAGAACTTCTGGTCTGCATCCTAGATGAAATAGACAACTCCGATGTCATCATCGGCTGGAACAGTGACTTCTTTGACGTTCCATACGTAGCCAAGCGGCTCGAGTTGGTACTCGGCGCTCAATACTTTAAGAAACTCTCATTTCCTCACGCAAAGAAACCAAGGTTCCGTGAAGTTGAAATGTACGGCAGGATAAACCAAACAATTGATATCTTCGGAAGAATCAGTTGGGACTATCTTGCTTTGTTCAAGAAATACGAGATGGCTGAACGTCCATCATACAAGTTGGAATCAATTGCCAATGAAGTTGTACCTGAACTTCCAAAGTTAGAATATCAAGGCTCTTTGGCTAATTTGTATTACACTAACCTTCCATGGTTCCTTCGATACAACCTTCGAGACACAGAAGTTCTAAAGGGGTTCGAAGAGAAGCTAGGGTACATTGCGCTTGCTAGTGAAATGTACCATCTGTCATGTGGTTTAGACAAGCACGTGCTTGGAACATTGAAATTAGCAGAGCTTGCTATCAACAACTACTGTAACCACGAGCTAGGTGTTCAGTTCCCTGACATGGGCGACCCTGATGTTGGTGGCGGTATTGCTGGTGCTTATGTGCTCGAGCCACAAACAGGAATGCACGATTGGATAGGTTCCATTGACATCAACTCTCTATATCCGTCAGCTATTCGTTCTATCAACATCAGTCCTGAAATGATTGTGGGACAGTTTGATGATTGTATAAAAGCTGCGAAAGCTATTGCCGAAGGAACGATGGCGAGTCTCATTCTCACATATGAAGACAACACTGAAGAAGAGTACACGGCAGACGAGTGGCGGAATGTTCTTAGAGACAGGAAACAATCCATCAGTGGTTTCGGAACTGTATTCTCACAAGAGAAAGAAGGCATCATTCCTGCCATCCTAAACAACTGGTACTCCACTCGTAAGCACTATCAGAAGCTGAAGGGTGAAGCAAGAGATGCTGCAGATGCCATTCTTCACAAGTATGACAACAATATTCACCTTACAGTACCAGAGGTGAAGACGGCTGCTGGAGAAGCAGGGTTTGATCGTGGGGGCACAGACGACGAACAGTTTAATGGCAGCCCAACAACAACCATGCCTGATAAAATCACCGACAAGGAACAGGCCGAAGTCAACAGACTAAGAGGCCAGGTGTCTTATTATGATCGCCTACAATACGTCTATAAGATTAAGCTAAACAGTCTATACGGTGCTCTAACAAACGCATTCTTTAGGTACTATGACCTACGAATGGGTGAAAGCACAACAGGCACAGGTCGTGCTATCCTTACACATCAGTGTGCTGAGACCAACCGAGTAATGACTGGCATATATGATGCTCGTGGCGAGGCTGTTCTATACGGCGACACAGACTCCACATACTTCTCTCTATATGCTGAAAATGCAGACGAGGCAGTGATAATTGCCGATGAAGCAGCTAAACAAGTATCAGCGTCATTCCAGAAGTTTATGCAGGAGACATTCCTGTGTGGACCAGGGTTTGATGGTATCATCTTGGCTGGTCGTGAAGTTGTTGCTTCTCGTGGTATCTTTGTTCAGAAGAAGAGATATATTCTTCGTGTCATCGATAACGAAGGTGAAAAGGTTGATAAACTCAAGGTTATGGGTCTCGATACCAAGAAGACAACACTTCCTGCAGCTATTGGTAAGAAGCTAAACGATTACGTTGGACGACTACTGAAAGGTGAAGATTGGGGTGTCATTGCTGAAGATATTGTTGAGTTCAAACACCATCTCGAAACAACTGACGATGTTATGTCTATCGGCCTGCCACGTGGTGTTAATAAGGTTGAAGACTACACCTCCAGATGGACCCACGATAAGACAACACGCCTGCCAGGTCACGTTGCTGCAGCGATGCACTACAATATGTTGCTCAACGAATATGACGATAAGTCAAGCGAACCAATCATTTCTGGTATGAAGGTAAAAGTATTTTATCTAAACAGAAAGTATGGACAGTTCAAAAGCATAGCGCTTCCAACAGACACAACGGAAGTACCCGAATGGTTCACAACTCACTTTACAATCAATAGGGACATGCATATTGAACGCCTGGTTGATAAGCCTCTTGGAAACATTATCAAGGCTATCGGCAAGGATGTTCCAACAGCACAGTCGTTGGTGGTTGAGGACTTGTTGGGGTTTTAATGGCAATCTACACTTCCAATTATGCTCGCAAGGGTGGCGATCCAAACGCGATTGCCATTAGCGCCAAACCTCCTGAATATTACACAGGAGATAAGGATTTCAGCATTGCGCCATCTTGGGGGT